TACAGCGGCACCTTCGCCGCCTTCATTAACGTTTGCATATTTGGATGTGATATAATCGGCCACTGAGCGGACGGTTTCATTATTGTTGTCTGACATAAGGGAAAACTCCTATATTTTCATTTTTATATATAATATCTAGATTTTTGATAGAAAATCTTGGAATAAATTTAGTGCTTTTTCTTCTAAATTCACCTTAGATGATTTTTTTAGTGATTGGTGATATTGATCAATTGTTTTTTCTTTAAGAATGCCATTATCCCATATCCATTCTTTTCCTTCCATTATGCCTTCAACAAAGGCTCCTGGAGCAGACGGATCTGCGACAATATCAACAGCAGAAAGCAGAAAATCCTTTTGGACCTCATTTATGCCTTCTGTGTTTAATTTTAAAGATCCCATTCCACGAGTAGAAACTCCTAATTTTGCACCCTCTTCCATAAGGCTCTGGACGATTTTTCCCATAGGTGTTTCCATAATTTTTGCTTTTCCGACGACATCGTTTCCAGAAACATTAAGTTCCTTAATCATGTGGGAAACACGATCTAAATTGACTGTAGGCCCCTGTGGATGGTTTAATTCCCCAAGTGCTCTGTTTTTGTTAACATATTCCTTATTATATCTGTTTACTTCGTTCATCAGAATAGAATTGGGATATGTTCTTTTGTTACGATTGACCTGCTCGGCTTGCATGAAAATGCCGTTAATGAAATAATTCTTTTTTCCGTCTTCAGCCTTTTCGGTTAAGAATTCTACCTCTTCTGTCATTTCGGTTATTAGTTTCATCGTGTTCTTACCTTTTTCTTTTTAATTCTTTCTTGTTCGAAATAATATCGATCTTTGACCTTTTTTTTCATTTCATCAGAAAGTTTAAGAAATTCATCTTTTGGTATACCATAAAGGGTTTCGCGTTCGCTATAATCACGACGCTTCTTTTCTGTCACCATTTCCGGAACGGATGTTTCATCGGAATTATAAATGGTCGGCATGAATTGCTGTTCCTTTTCGTGCAGTCTATTCGCCATTTTAGAATAGAGTATATTTGATATATTATCCTTTGCTCCGATAATATTATCGTCTAGTACGTTTTCTATTATATTTTTTGGTGAACTCATTGTCAGTTTCCTCTAGAATATTCTGTTGCAAATTTAACAATTCGGTCAAACGATGCTTTGCTTTCAAAAATATTATCTCGTAAGATTTTTTGATTTTCTAGGCTCAAATTGTCGTGAAGATTTACAACATTTTTTATTGTGGATGGAGTTAGTTTTATTTTAGTATCGTCTTTGCTATGGACTAACATATCAGTGTTCTCTGAGAGTATAGCCCCAACGATAGAAGCGAAAGAATTATTCTCTTCTGTGAAAGATGCATTCATTTGCTTTGCTAGTTCATATAGAGTTTCTTCCATGTCAGCATCAGCAATATCACCAACTCGAACACCAGTTCCTTCTAGGTTTAGATCTTTTTTAGATATACCAGAATTAACAGCAGATTCGAAGAACTTCTTTGCTCCATCTTCATCGTCGAAGTTGTATACTCCAGTATTAATACCAGTTCGACCATAATCTTCATTTGTTTGAGCATCTTTGAAAAGGTCTTTAGATACGTCTTTGGACATATCGTGCATTTGAAGGGAAGCCTTTTCCTTTAATGCGATGTCGAACTGATCCCTAAATGAGTCCATTTCATCAAGAACCATTAGATTTAACATTTTGTGAATTGAATTGTTCATTTAGTATTCTTCCTCCGGTTCTGGGATAATTCCCATTTCCTTTTCCTTTTGGATTTGCTTATCCATCTCCTCCATCTCTTCTTGGTTCTGCTTTAGTATATTTTCCCGAACCCATTCAACGGAGTAGTACCTACCTATGTATTCATTTAAAACATTCAACATGTCTAATCTTTCTTTGATAAGTTCGTTTTCTTTTAATTCAGAGAAGTAATTATCTCGATTCCACATAAACGAAATGTCTTGTTTTACTCGATTCCAGTCATTTTCGGTTAAAATGCCCTTACTTAGGAGTTGAATTCTTAAAATACTTAAAAATAAGCCAGAAAATCTTTTTTGGAGTCGGTCGATAAATTTATAAAATTTAACCTCGTCTCTTGTTATTTCAGCAGATCTTCCCATATTGAACCCATTTTCAGATTCAAGGCGAGAGAGTGGAACATTCAGTGATTTGTATAATTTTCGGAGAAGATAATCAACATCATCCATCTCTCCTAGATTTTCACCACCACTTAATGTTTGAATTTCAGTTCCCTTGCCGCCTTCGCGTCTAGGAAGCCAAAAATCTTCAAGCATATGTAAATGGTTTCGATCATCTCTTACTTCACCAGTTGCAGAATCATATACCAACTTATTTCGATATTTATTCATTATACCACGAAGATATTGTTCTGCTTTGTGCTTCGGGAGATTACCAACGTCAATATAGAAAATACGACGTTCTGGTGCTCTGGATATTCTATAGATGACTACGGCGTCTTCGATTTGTCGGAGCATATTTAAGGGGCGTAATGCTTTTTGTAGATACCCAACTACTTTCTTTGACGCAGAATCAACAGTTCCTGAATGAGCGTATATGATAGAATCTGGGTGAATTTTAATACCAGAACCGGTAGTCTGATATATTGAATCTTTATCTGTGTTTGTATATACGAAGAATTCTTCAACTTTATTGACCAACGGAACGGCAGATTGATCGGTTGTGGATTGTTTAGTCTCCACTTTTCTGATCTTTTTAATCTTAACGGGATCAATTGGCCTCAGTTCTTGAATTCCCTTTGCTGGATTTGAGTTGTCAATTATTATGTGATAATATACTTTACTATCGATATACCATCTTCGGAATATTTCATGACCTCTGTTTTTAAAATCCAAAATGTGTAGAATGTTTTTAAATTCTGATGTTATTTTAGATTTGATATTATCAGATAGTGACACACCATCTAATCCTACGTCAACAACAGAATTAATTTCATCTAAAACAATTGCTTCGTTAATTATATCCTCAATGGCACTATCACATTCTGGATATAGTGCTAGTGACCGATATCGGTTTATTAGTTGATTTTCGTCCTTAATAGAACCGGCAAAATCAACATAAGTTCCGAAGAAACCACCGGCTTCTACTGTAAATGCACCGTCATAACTATCCGGCGCAACAAAAGATTTCGGAGTTTCCTCCGAATCCTTCTGCTCTTTCTTTTTTCCAAAATTAAATCCAAAAAGTTCTATTGGCATATATCAAAAACTCCATATTATACTTCTACTATATGTATCAAGAAGTTCCGTCACTTGTCCAGAAGTCATATGCCATCCTAACAGTCCATTCCACTAAAGTGTTAGGAATATCGTGAGTAAGTTCGACTCCCGACACTTCAACAGGCCAGCAATTATGAAGAGTAATTTCTCTTCCCGGAATTATTGTATCTGACGATTGTTCTAGTTGGGATACCTTCCATTGGCCGTAAAAATCTTGTTGATTTATAACGTTATCTGCGTGTGCATTTATCGCATGAGACCATTCTAGGAAATCTTTTCTTAAATCCCGAGTCTTAGGATCGTCCAATACGATAATATCCCATTCTATAAACATCCGGTCACCAGGAACCTTAAGGATTCTACCACGAAACGGTACAGGAATTATACTAAGTGTTGACGGAGGAAGAGTTGCGGCTTTAATGAGGAAGTTAGATTCTCCTACATCACTCGATGTTGGGATGTTACCGTTTACCACGAAACGGTTTGGTCGGCTTCCGCCTTTGAACCGACTTCTAAAATCGGCAATATTTGAACTAATAGGCATTATACTCTCCTTGCTTTATCAGGTTAGGTCTACTGCGGTATTTGCGCTTGTGAATGTGATTTTAATGAAGTTGATAGACTTTGAAGGTTTAATAAGCACATCAGCCACGAATTGATTAGAATCTACTATATCAGCGGTGTTGTTGCTTTCGTCACATATAACCTTATAATCATATACCCCTCTTCTCCCCTTAATTCGTTCGAGTAGGGGCTCAACAGCATTTACGAATGCCGTTCTGGCGTCTTCGTCGTTCATCTCAAAGAGAAGAGATCGTGCAGCAGAACCAACGACTTTCTTTAAATATATAAACAACCTAGAAACATTTATCCGACCCAGCGAAGACGTAGAAGCCGCCGTTGTTTTATCTCCGAATAGGACGGTTCCCTCTCCAGGATATGTGACAACGGGGTTGATATTTGCATTATAGAGGGTGTCTTGTTCTGCTTCTGTTGGATTGTATGTCAACCTTACAACATCAAGGATGTTGCCGCGTTTAAACCCGGCAGGAGAGAACCAGAGTTCAGAATCTCTATCAGTTCGGACCAAACAACCAGCAACATCGGGAGCGCAGTTCATTTCTAATATATCAGATTCGGAATTTTTACTAATACCGAGGAATCGCTTTGCACCAGCAACAGCAATCGTATATTCGTTGTTTGTTCCCGCAACACTGGGCGTAGCATCAACACTGTAATAGGCAGCGGTTCCTCCTGTGTAGGGGAAAACACCGACACAATCGAGTCTACCTTGCACAATACCATCGGCCCCGGTTATGTCAGTACTATCTGAATAAAAACTTTGGCCAATAGTAACACCCGCTGATGTTAGAGCCTCTTCACCACTTGCCATACATACCACAGCATCAAGAGAAACTTGTTTGTTCGTTAAATCCGTTGAATCCGCTCCAATAACAGCAACCCCCCCATATTGGAGATAATTATGAATGGTCCACCACTCACCAGCCCAGGCATGACTACTTGGTCCATTTGGCCACCTTTCCATGCCAGTCCCGCCGGTAACGTTACCTTCAGGGTCGTTGCTGCTGTGATAATTTCCATCTCCAGTAATCCCATCCCCAAGGGGTGCTTGGGAAGACAGAGTTCCAAACCACTCATTTAGGCTAGAAACACTCATTATCCCATTAGTTCGGTCGGATGTTATCCCGACATTCTCAATGAGATCATTTGTGGTCAGA